GTGTCACCAACTCAGGTCACCGATGTATTTGATGTTTTCATGGGATACAAATGTCAGGACCTGATTCAGGAACTAAAGAAAAAAGAGTTTCATCCTTGGACAAATACAATTGTCAACAACAAAATTAATTTCTAATTTTATACTAAATGTCTCAACGACTTGGTATGGCCGATGGGAGATGTTTCACCATAAACACATCTTCCCGTCTTTTGAACAATTACATCATGACGAACAACGGAGTCGACTACGTCGACAACTACAAGTACCGGCAACTCCTCCAGAGCAAGGGTCCCGAACTCATCGACATGGTCACCAACGAACAGACGGTTGCCGCCGATGGTCAATGTCAGCGATGTGACAAGCCTCTTCTCAAGGTTGCGGGTATATATTAAAAAAAGTTTAATTGCTTAAACAAGGGAAATGTCGACGTGTTCTATATGTCTATCTGATGTTAGACCGACTCGAAATAATCCACCAATTCGGTGTGGTCACGTGTTTCACTCAGACTGTTTACAACGCTGGAAAGATCAGGGTAAAAATACATGTCCAACATGTCGAAAGGTATTCGATGTGTCCAATTTCAAGGTGACCTTGACAGTCGAGAATAATTATAACACAACATCAAATGTCATATCGATGAATGAGGATATGATATTCAATGTGATGGATATATTTGATATATCATTTGATGTGGAGGATGTTCTAGATTTAGATGCTCTTCTTTTGGATATTGGCTCGAGTCTTGCCGACATTGATCCCCTTGTTCTTCACACAGAATGAACTACAATAGGTGTTGTAATTTAAACCCCCATAATTTCTACTCGCCTTCCTAGGATCCTTAATGACTTGACCCTTCGCATCTTTTAGTAATGGACCTGTCGCCCAACCACGTTTATGACTGAACACACCAACGCGGATTTTCATCAATTTACCGACGACTACTGTCGGTATTTTACGCGTCGATACCTTAAAAAATTTAGCGATACTCGTTTTCGTATCCCCAGTCGTTGGTCGATATTCTACCAGGCCATGCTGTTTGTAAAAATGGAAGTCACCATTATTGAAGGGTGACTTTTTGTTTTTACCGGTCACAAACATCATTACCTTATAGTACCCCGTTTTACATCTCGTATTCCCCTTGACGACGTATACCTTTTTAGGGTTATCGGAGACGACACGCTGAGGTAAACTCTTACAGTTCGTGTAAGAGTGATACCATCTCGAACGACCACTTTTATCACCAGGAACACTCTTTTGATGACGATATTTCTCATAGTCTCCCACGGCGTAGGCGTAACAGTTATTGTTACCTATACCTATTGAAGTACCCCAGTACTTATTCGTAAACGTGGGTTCCGACCCACTAAGGGGTGGTGGACGACGACTCATTTATATTATGTTAGTATATTATAAATGATCCGTGACATTGCTGCCGCCAAGACGACCGAAGAACGTGTGAAACTCGTGATGTTGTATACATTCATCACACTTCTCAGTACGTTTATTCTTCGATTCCTCTGGAATGAATCACTGGTGAAGCACATCACAGTCCTGAAACCCATCAAAACCATGCTTGAGGCGTTTCTTCTCTCCATTGCGTTGATGGTACTTCGTGGTTGTTAAAACTCCTTGTACCCAACGTGTTTTTCACCCTCGGGGTCAACAGTCATGGGGAACGCATCGACACCGTCGCAGCCCCCTTGATCACAGTCCACAAATGTGAAAGGTTTTTTGACCTTCTTCATGTGTTCCAGTTGTTTTCGAGTCCAACCACACCCCATGGTCCCGAAAATAGTCCAACCTTTCTCACCGGGTGCCGCCTGAATAGCAGGAGATTCACCCGTTTTCATCAAAATGTAGGCATTCACCATAATGAGAATGACGAACGCGAGCATTGTTTACTTATTGTGTAGATTTATTTTTAGCCAATGCCTTTTCATACCATGCCTTTGATTTGTAGACACGATCTTTACCGGTTCTATTAGTGAACTTATATACCCGCGGTAGCACGACTGGACTCTTCGGCTTCGCGGCGATAACGGGAACTCCTGGTCTCTTTCGAGTTTGGACAGTCTTACCCTTCATGACAGCAATGGCACGAGCCATGGCATTCTTCTGGTTTACAGGTGATTTCGGTTTAGGTTTAGGTTTAAGGATCACAGCTCTCTTTATAGGCTTTGGTAGTACCCTTTCAACACGTGTCTCACCAGTGAAGAATGAACTACTCAAAACTTTCTGGAAACTAGGGAGGACCTTGTTGTGTTGTTCGTTGAAGTCCTTTCCGAGACGGTAAAAGGTCACATAGGTATTTTCCATACCACGATACCCATCGGGGATGAGAGACTTGATGAAATTGTGTACCTGACGATCTTCTTTGTTTTTTGGTTGCTCCACGAATTTAAAAACAGTATTCATGAAGAGGTGAAGATCGTAAAGTGAGTGAGACTTTTTAGAGATTCCTACATGCTCGTACGATCCATCCTCAATCATAGGGTTCGACATTCGAGGGAAAGTGGATAATCCAAAATCAATCATGACAGCTTCAACCCCTCCGTTTGAAATCGTATACGTTTTAGTAGGTAATCTGATAGTGATATTCTTGACCGGTACGGGACGAATCAATATGTTACCACCATGAAGATCGTGGTGTCTAAACCCTGGAAACTTCTGTCTGATTCTGTACAAGTTGTATAAAATCTGTACCATTGCTGATTTCTTCGCCTCCAACGAAGGGGTGGTCTTCCACCATTTCTCTAATTCACCACCCTTGATATACTCGAGATAGAGAATATCTATACCTTCACACTTCTTGTAGAGATACATATCAGGTACGCCATATCCCTTCAATTTTTTCGCGACGTTAAATTCGAAATTGGCCATGCCCAAATTATTCCGTCTGGTATCGATCTCTTTGTACGCGACATATCGACGCCCATTATTGTTGACACTTCCTCTGTACACTTTACCGTATAGACCCTGACCAAGCATTTTACCCTTACCAGGGATCATTCGTCCATTGGGCCAGTGTGGGAGTTTCAAATAGTCACCTGGAGAACATGCCTTCTTACCCCTCAAGAACTGTTTGAGATTACTCTCAAGGGTATTCATAGTTAATTTATATACAGATTTTATTACATTCAAGAGAAGATGGAATCTTCTTATCAATGGGTTTTTAATCATGCTACAAATTTACTCAGCAGTATCGCGTTTTGACACATCACCAATACCTTGGCAAGGTTCGTCTTGGGACTATAATCACCGTACCCAACGGTACTCATTGTCGTGAACGAGAAATAGAATGGATCAAGGACACCCTCGAAACCAAAATGTTCAGGTTCCAATGATCCGTAAATGATTCCAAATAAAGTAGTTATAGCAAGAATGTCTTTCATCTATTGTAAAATGATATTTTATTATTCGTCAACTTCACACTCTTCATCCATCTCGATGTCATCTTGTGCGTCATTCGCACCTGGGAGGTCTAGACCCTGGAAGGCGAACGAAGGAAGCTTCTCAGACTGTTCGAGAAGTACTTGTTGTAAACGGATCGTCACACCAAACTTGTTATCGATGAACCAGATCTGGTTGAGGTCGATGATGGCAAGTACCTTCTGACCCTTTTCGATCGTGTCAAGAGACACGGATTCGCGTTGCATGTTATACGCTTCAGGAACAAAAGACCCATCACTCTTGGTGAGGATCTTAAGCTTCATGGTCGCAGGGTACTGCTCTTTGCCAGGGCGGACGATGGGTTTGTAAAGAGCCTCCTTCAAGACGGCGACGTTGAACTTTTTACCGAGCCATTCCTTCGAGTTATCGGCAACCATGTTTACAACGATATCATCGAGTGCAGCCATGGATTCGAGGAATTGTGCAGATTCTGCGTTATCGGCATCGAAAGAGATATCTAACGAATAACTCGTACGCCCAGTAGCCTCATCAGTGTAGGCACTTAGACCGTAGGGGGAACGCATGAAAGGGAGTTGGACGAATACTTTTTTGTTGTCGCTACTGTTGAGATAGACAGCTTTCCCCCCATTCTTGTTCTTACGAAGTTTGGAGAAGGAAACGTTGCTGGCATTGAATTCGGAAAATTTTTGGATGGCAAGCGACATAGTGGGTTGTTGTATATTCTATATGATCAAAAACTTTAAGTATATTTTTTTTCTCCAGGTAAAACAAATGGGTATCTTTAAAGACTGCGGATGTGGGTGCAATGGTGGCAAGGCTCGGGAGAAGTTTCTCATCTCGATGATGTCTGCGTTGATTTTCTTCGTTGTCGCCAACCCCCAAACTTTTATTCTTATGCGTCGCCTTCTCGGGCAGTGGGTTGCTGGACCCAACGGCTGCCCCAAATTCGGTGGCCTTCTCTTGCACACCGTCGTGTTCATGTTGATCGTGTGGGGTATCATGTACCTCAAGAAGGAAGCTCCTCCCATGAAAGTGAAACAGGTGGAAGTTGAGGCGAATGTGGTACCAGTTCCTATGCGGGACGCCCCTCTCCCTCTCCCAGATATGGAAGAAGAACAGATTGAACTCGTTGATTCGGGGTTTGATCTACAGGGTCTCGATGTGACAGGTTCGTTTGATCAGGTAGCGGGACTTTAATTTAATTACAACAATTGGGTATACCATTTTACTCGTACTAAAATGGCTTATCTAAAATACCTTCAATAGATCATTTACTTTCTGTACAATGTTCAACAGTTCATTTTTGGATTTTACATCAGGAGGGGCGATGATTTCAAACTCAACTTGATACTCTGTCATGTCCTCCGCATCCATGTCTATCGCATCACCAGTCGACATTGTCAGATCGATAGAAAGGTTTTTGCGAACGAAGGACTGACGATGCTTGGAACGCTTCCGATCCATGTCACTGAAATCGTCAATATCCATGGGGATTTCTTTACTGAAAGCAACTCTCACATCGTAAGGTACGCCCTTAATTTTCTTGAAATCTTCTTTATGAACACTGGTTTTCTGTACAATCTTCTGATCACCCGTGTTCTGATCGATCGACATACGAATATTGTCTCGGTCTCGGTAAAACACTTCTTCTTGTGAGGTGTATATTTTTTCCCATGCTTGATATTTTACCAAGGCACGGTAGACCTTATCGAATGTATCCTTCCCAACATTGGTATCGAATAATTTACCATTGAACTTCCCAAGACGCATTTCAACTTCAACATGTGGATCATTCTGATGCTGTTCGAATAGTTTGTGAATCTTCTTGTAGACGATTTCGGTATTCATTTTTACTTACAATTTCAGTATCGCGTATTCCTCTTAAGTGTTTTTTATACGAAAATTGTAATGAAAGGGATACTCAATAATGGAAATACATGCTATTTCAATACAACCCTTCAATGTCTCCTCCATGTGCCTATTGTGAGAGAGTATTTCACGACGAAAGGATATGATGGAACATGTTCCTTTACTAAACTTTTTTCAGAGTTCGTCATAAAGTATTGGGATGATACGATCAAAGCAACCTTCAATGTGAATGGTCTCCTCGAAGAATTTGTAAAAAAGTTTCCAAGGTTTATTGTTGGGCAACAACACGATGTTCAGGAAGCAATCCTTTGTTGTATCGATATACTCGAACAGTCAGTACCGGACATAAAATCAAATTTCTACGGGAAAAAGGTACAGGAAACGATATGGCCAGGTGGTAAAAAGAATCATGAAGAATTATTTAGTGTTCATATTTTGTGTACTACCTCAAATACGTTAGAGGAAATGATGATGCACAGTGTGAAGTGGAATACATTGAGTGATTACGAGGATGATGATGGTAAGGTCCATCATGTGGCGACGACGAGGTGTCTCTTCTCAGAGTATCCAAATGTATTGATGATATCCTTTGACAAGAGGGGTATGTTTGGAGTGATTGAACATCTCACAATTGATACACACGAATATGAACTCGTGGCATCTGCGATTCATATGGGTGTTCAGAGAGGTGGACATTATGTCGCATTTACGAAAAGTGACGATACATGGTATTGTAATGATGACGATGTGGTTACATTACAACAGGTTCCTATCATGGCTCCACATTATTTACTTATATACATCTTAAAAAATCAGTCATCTTGATATCTTCAGTGATATTGACGAGTGTCCTATAAAAGGTTCTTCTATTATTGGGGTAGTCCTTATCTTCACGTTTCAGAAGTGGTTTCCACCACATGGGCGTGTCGCGTTCCATATACATACATTCAAGGATTGCTCCATTCTCCAATATCGGGATATCATCCGCCTTGTCGGGTGGAATTTCACCTTCAAGATATAATTTACCCTTCTCTTGGACATACAAACGCCAAACACCTCGAGCATCCACTTTGGCTAAGAAGTCGATCGTGTTTTTTTCTTTGGGTTTCCATTTGAACATTGTCTCATGTGTTCCCATACGAACTTGTTCATTCACTGGTGTGAATATCAATCCATCCATAGACTCCTTGACTGTCGGTAGATAGTCGTTCATGAAAGTTTTAAATTCTTTCATCACATGGAATTTCTTGAGTTTCACCTTGACACGATCCGACTTCATACTTATGAGACCCTTGATAACTTTTTCTGCATGACCGAGACGGCTGATAAAATCTAGATGTCCCACAACAGTTCCCTCAATCATGACCGTATCATAGACAAGAAATGTATCTCCGTATAACTCACCATCTAAAATCGTTCCATCGAAAACGGAACTTTTACAGTGGAGTGGAACAGAAAACATTTGAAAGTTTCTGTTGACGAACACACAGTGTTTCTTCCCTTCGTACATGATTGCAACCATCATGTGACGAACACCATCAGTCTTTTCACATACGACATACTGATTGCTTCGTAATATGGGAAAATGCTTGAATTCGATGGATATAGGTTGGGGGCCAGGAAATCTATCCTTCACACCCCATGTCTTGAGGATGAAATTCTTGACATACTGATTCATAGTAGTCTAAGGTTTTATAACTTTATGTTGTTTTAACACCTGCAGAATTGAGAAGACTACTGACACATTCATGACCATATGTCATCGTCAACTTAGCTGCCGTATACGCAATAATTTTAATACCAACCTGTTTAAATTTAAAAAACATCATATCCATCCGAGGGGGAATCATCGTGGTACCAAATCGTTTATCATTCGTCACCGAATCTAGAGTGTCAACGAGTGTCTTACAATTCATGACCCATGCTCGAGCAGATGTGTCTTTCACTGTGTATAAATCTTTCGAAACTTCCTGATCGACAGTCGTGTCGAAATTGAGTCCCATTTGATGGACAGGTTCGTCAATACTGTTACGTACCTTATCCTTGAACATGGTCCAATCGATACCCTCTGTTACCCCGGGGAAAACAAGACACCCGACACCGTCGAGTGGTTTAAATAATTCATTGATACTATCCGGGTCAATACTGATACCAAAATCAACAAATAGAATCCGATCACTTGTGGGTAGATGTTGTTCGATCATTTTCGCCTTTGCATATGGGTCATCATTTACAAATGTTATTTCATTCTGATGTCCATTACGAATACATTCGATATTCATACGAAGAATTGTATGAAGTGT